CTATTAGGATAGTTACAAGTTAAAACAAATCTTGATGTGCTATGATATTCTTCCATAACACCACGCAATGCCGCTTGTGCATTAGGCGACAAGTAATCAGCCTCATCTAATAGTACAACCTTAAATGGACCAAACGGAATAGTTTGTACAAAGCCTGTAATTTTATCTCGAATTTCATCAACAGAGTTATTTCTACTAGCATTAAGTTCTAGTACATCATAAGCTTCAATACCTAGTTCATGAACAAGCATCTTTGCCATAGTAGTTTTACCGATACCGGCTGCGCCACTAAACAACAAATGCGGAATACTTTCATCTTTGACCCATGCTTGTACTTGTGCTTTCTGATGATTGTCTCTAAAAACATAATCTTCAAGTTTCTTAGGACGATACTTTTCTACCCATAATTCTTTCATTTAGACTCCTTAATGCGTTTTCTCAAATTAGTTGTACTAAATGAGTGTTGTCTTTTATTATAATGTATTTTAATGTTTTTGTCAACACATATTTGTTTGGCAGTAAAGTCTTTATCTTTGTATTCTTCGCCAATGAAACGTATATCTATTCCATATGTAAGAAAAATGTCTGTTAAGTCTTTTTCGGATTCATAAGGAATAATTTCGTCAATATACTTACAACCTTCAAGTTGTACATAACGTTCAAACACACTTTGGATTGGCTTATTCTTTTCCGGTCTGTCAATAGTAGGGTCTGTTTGCAAACCAACAATCATATATTCGCAATTTGCTCTTGCTTCTTTAAGCATGGCAACATGCCCACTATGGAACAAGTCAAATGATGATGCTGTAAATCCTCGTGTCAAAGATCACCCTCTTGTCTATTTTCTGAATAGTGAACATCAAACTCACCGCCCGGATAACGCTTCTTTAATTTGTTAACATTCTCTGCTACGACTTCATTAGGATCCAGCCCCAATGCACGGCAACTATTGACCCAATACCAAATAATATCGCCAAGTTCTCGTTTAGCATGAAACTTAGTTTCATCGTCCATAGGTTTACCTTGAAATATACATTTCTTAACAATTTCTGCAAATTCGCCTCCTTCTGATGCAATACCAATAGCACCTGTCATTAATAATGAAATATTAACTTCGTCATTTAATTCATGTAAACGAGCTTGTGTATAAGCCCAATCGTTTGACTCTTCTGATGTTACTTCTTTTACAAAGTCTTTATACTTGTTTAGATCTACTGTAGACATCTATATTTCCTTTACTGTTTATTGCTTTATTATATAATAGTACTTTATACTTGTCAACCCCTAAGGTAAATATTTTTAACAGCATTCGCTGGTTAACAGGAGAACAACCCATGATTAGAAATCTTTCACTAAACCTTGAAGTAGGACAAGAAATCCTTGTCGGTAAAAACAATAAACGTGCTAGAATTACGAAAATAGAGTTTCATGAAAAATCAGGGGAAGTTACAATTAACACTACCCAAGGCCCACGTAAGGCCTTGACGTTTAGATTAATGCCGGATTTAGAATACGCTTATTGAGCACCGAAGTCACCTGGGTTAAATGTAGCAACAGAACCATCACTGTAATGTTGTCCCCAGTAAGCTAGTTCAGGTTCAAAGTCGTCCGTGCCAACAGCAAGGATCGCAGACTTTTCAACTTTCTGTATCTCAACCTCACCGAGGTCGGGATCGTCTACCTTTATCTTTCTTGTCCAACGACCGTGTTCAATTAAGATCCAATCGTTTTTTTGGTAATCGTCTTTATTCTCAGAACCTTTATCATAGACTTTTGCCCAACGACTTTTAACACCGTGTGCTTTTGCATCGTCGGCTGACATGATAATACCGCCTTTAGTTTTAGTTTCCCCGAAATGCATTCCGTATACTAAAACATCATCGTGAAGTGGAGTGAGTTTACCTTTGATCATTTGCCTTGTCCTATCTAATAGTTATTTTTTTCGACTTACGATTTCTTCTTTGATTGCTCTTGGATTCTGCTTGTAGTAATCTGATAGAACTTCTTCTCTTGTTCTAATAATTTTTCCGCCTGCGCCTAATTCGTCGCCACGTGCATTTACTTTAGCATTACCAACTGCTGGAAGTTCTTCATTTTTGAGATTAAGTTTCTCCATGTCAACTTCCTTACCTCTCATACTTTTTACTAGTGCCATTATATTTCTCCTTTAAAGAATTCATTTAGTGGTATATTGTATTTAATACTATCAACTTTGTGTACTCCCATTAAATAGAGTACAAAACTAGCAACACTACTTCCTCTACCAACACCCCAAACAATATTCTTCTCTCTAAGTGTATCTATTATATATGCCATCTGTTTGAGCAGCGGAAATAAATCTCGCTTCTCATACTCGGCTAGTTCTATATTTACACGTTCCATCTCACTATCATTGGAACATTTGGCTAACAAATTTTGTTTAATGTCCATGTTTTGATATTTGTAAGGAAGGAACCAATTGGTAGAATCTATTGATTGTTTCGGAAGAGGATAGTCAAGAAACTCTTTTTCTATCTTATTTTTGTATTTGCTTAGATCGTCATTGCACACACAGTTCTCAAGTATGTCAGGGCCATACTTAACTATGCCTTTAATTAGTTGATCAGTAGTATTATTTTCAGTCCACATTTATCAGTTGATCCAAATCTTTCTCTTGTTCTTCGTCAAATTTTGCTTGTATTGCTCTCTGACGTAGTTCATTTCTATATATTGTAACAAAAGTTTGAAGTTGTGTCAACAGTTGATTTTTACCTAAACGCTGGGCTTGGTAATATTTTTTGTTCAATTCGCTTAGTTTAAGCTCTACATCACTAGTAGATACTTCAGATAAGTCTTCTTCTAATGGATGAAACATATTAACTAAATGTACCCAAATGCCTCATGTAAATGAACTCTTGGCTGTGTCGCCAAACTTCAATAAACACAGGATCAGTGGTAGAAGTTAATGTAAGTGTTGCTGGAAAAGCACTATCTTTTTTAATCACAGTGCCGCCTGTAGTTGTAAATGTTACAGTTCTATCACCAACACCTGAAGCATATAGTTCTAAAGTTACTTTACTTACTCCACCTTGTGCTGCTGTTTCTGTACCATTTGCAGGATCTCCTGCAAAGTTTGTGAACTGTAAGTTAAGTGCAGATGATGCGTTAATAATAAAATAAGAGCCAGTTTGGTAATCAATTTCTGTAGTTGTTCCGCCAACAAGTGGTACTGTACCCAAATTATTAGTTTTATCTCTGTTATTGGCCATAACAGCTCTAGTAACTTGGTTAAGTTGGAAGTCATTAATGTATGACCCACCGCCTGGATTAGATAATCTAGCAGTAGTTGACTCAAGACTAGTAATCTCAGTCTTGGCTGTGTTTAAACTTGTTTTAATAGTATCGAAATTATCCCTGAATGTTTGGGTGTCGTTATCGGCACCTGCTACAGGAAAGTTTTCGTTTATGCTCAAATAATTTATATTACTCACGGTTTCTTTTCTCCACGTTGCGGGAATACAAAGTATTTATCCTCAATCTGTCCGTCAACTATATCTATGATATAGCGATCTGCAATAAAGTCAATAGACTTAAAATCAAACGCTTTTTGCTTGATTCTAGCTAAAATACTGTCGGCTTTCCCTGGTTTTGTATAGCACAATACTAGTGCTTTGGTAAATCCAAGCTCAAAAGTCTTTGTTTCTTGAATGCTTCTCATCCATAAAGGTAAAAACTCTCTATCTCTTTCCCCAACAGTTTGTATTCTCTTTCTCATGTTATTTACTGAATTAGGAAAAATTCTTTGATGATCTGAATCACTAACTAACGGAATATCGCTATCAATGCTGATACTGTCGTAACTAACAATAATTTTACTGTTAATATCGTCCTTTAGTTCTATTACCTGTGATATGCTTTTACCGTTCTTTTCAAGATCGTCAATTAGATCAACATAGACAACTTCATATAAAGTTGATTGTGTAGTTGGATCTTTAGCTACTGCTTTTTTAACATCGCCGAACGTAAAGCGTTTATTATAATGATTCTTGCCCATTGCAGAAACAAAAGTTTGTGCTGTATTACTTTCAATCCCTGCAAATAGTAATGCTGTTAGTTCACTTTGTACTCCGTAGTTTTTATCACCATAACGATATATGTCAGCAGGTTTAAAAACAGTAGAGTCGGTAATAAAGTTAAACCATGATAATCTTTTCTCTTTTGATTGTAATGCTCTAACAAATATGTTTGAGAATACTGTTTGGTTATCAGCAACAACTTTAATTTTAAATTCTCTTGTAGATTCAGCAAAGTTTGCACCATCTTGAGCTTTTATTGTAAATTTAAATTCTTTGTCAAACGATGTTCTTTCTTGATCAAATGTTAAACTAAAATCTCTAGAACGAGTTGAAGAATCTTCTCCAGCACTATCCTGTTCATAAAATCTAGTTAATCCAAGCCCTTGATTATCTTGAAACTGTTTTACTTTACCTTGTATAAGTCCTGTAGGTAAAAATTCTAATCCTTCAGGTAGCTTTCCGCTTTCTAATGTGTATAATATTCTACCACCGTATAGTAAACTTTGTGCTTCGACATATAAGTTACTAGGCTCATTGGGTTTAATACTTCCTCTATCAGAAGGTGTAATCCATGATATTGAACTTTCTATTTCACCTATGATGTCTATATTAAATGTTCTTTCAACAGTTGAAACACCCGGTACCCAATAGTCTGTGTCAGTAGGTAATCTGTTTTGATTTTGCACAGTAGCAATATAAATGATACCATCATAAACAATTGCTTCGTTAACATTATAGATTCTAGTACTGCTCCAATTACCTACAAGTGTGTAATTAATTGTTGCTAGGTTCGCAGGAAAGTTTACAGCTCTCATTGTGAACTGATAGTTTTTAGTTACTGCTGCTTGATAAGGAACTTTACCAGAAAGGTCACCAGTTACGGTGTCAAGTGTAAGACCAGGTGGTATAGTACTTGCGGTACCGTCTGGATTATTATCAACCAAGAAATAAGTTATTGTACCTGACAACGTAGGCGGATCATAAACATCTAGTGCAACAGTTACAAAGTTATTTGCTCTGTATCTACCTAAGTAAGGATCTGTAATCCATAGTGGCTGTCTGTTACCACTATTATCTGCTTGGAATAAATTTGTATCAACTTGTAGTAATGTGTTATCTGCTTTTAAAAATTCTTCAGTAACAACATAAATCTTAAATGTTCTGTGCAAAGCATTAATGCCGTCGGTAACTGCGATACTGAAAGTATATTCTCTACTTAACTTTCTAGGTATCTGACTTCCTTCTGCATAGTCAAATCTTTGTGTGTCGTAAAAGTACGTATCGAATCCTGTTGATGTATTTTTTGCAATATCAAGTGGAACAGTATCAAAAGAATGTGTATCGTATGCTCCAGTATTAGCTGCATTGTACTCTACAGCCTGCACAGGCTCCGTAAAACCGCTGATCTTTCCTGTTTGGGACAATGACAAGCCAGGAGGTAAAAGACCGCTATTAGGCACCATATAGTAGCTTAGAGTCTCCCCTGCTGTAAGGTCTTTGTCTGTTGCTTGTAATTGGAAGTCTATCTTAGAATCGTCAAGTGCAAAGTATGCATCACCTTGCCCAACATTTAGATATCCTCTAATTGTAATCCATTCTGGAAAGTCTGCACCAGTAATTGACATACTAAATGTTCTATCCATACACCCACCAGTACCGTCGTCGGCTCTGATAACAAATTTCTTAGTTGTATGTTTTGTAACTTCTCCAGGTGCACCTTTAATAACACCTTGGGATAATACACAACCTACAGGAAGTGTACCAGCAATTATAGAATATGTGATTGGATTAGAAGTGTCTGTAGACGCCTCTATTGGAATGTTGACTGTGATCCTTTCTTCGAAAGTACCTAAGTCTCCTGCTGGCGTTATCCAAGTAATTGCCATTTAGACTTCGCTCCCTATATGCCGCCAACATCTAAATTGATTCCTGAATCATACGTTAGTGTACCAAAATCAATGTTAGATCCTTGCAGTGCTAATTGTATGGCATTTTCAAATCCTGAAGCTCCAACAGGTCCGAAATCGTATGTTGTTAAGTACTCAGTTACAGGTACAATAGTTTTAAATTTAATAGTGCTGCCTACAGCAGTAACTTCAATGTCTTTGAAACCGTTTTCTGATTGTGGCGCACTAGTACCTTCTAGAGTAATTTGTTGGTGTGTATTAGCCAACATACTACCACTGTCTGTATCAATTCTTGTAAATGCATCTGGTGCTGTACTAGCAACGATAATAGCTTCTGGACCTTCATCAAGTTGCATTTTAGCGCCAGCTACTAATTTTCTAAAGTTTAAGTTTGCACCTACTTTATCTTTAAACACACTAACACCGTTAGCACCTGTATTGGTTGCAGTAATTGTTAATTCTGTTTCAAGTGTTGAAAAGTTTGTATTAACTTTCTGGAACGCTGTTCGCAGATCATCACCTAATCCATCGTTTACAATATTACCTATGTTTATTAATTGTATCGCCATTTGTCACTCCTAATGTAGATCCGCCCAGCCTGCTGTACTGTCACCATTTGCATCAGCAGCGTATCCTTGAAACTTTCCTGTTGTTGTATTATAGATCATCATACCTAACACTGGTGTAAGTGCATCTACTTCAGTCTGTGTTAGTTGTGGTGGTCCAACATATAATTCTGTAAAGTTAGAATTAATTTTTTCAAACGCCCCACGTAGAGTATCGCCTGTTCTATCGTTTGCGGATGTTCCAATGTTTACTGTAAGTTTTGCCATCTATCCGCTCCTATACCCAACCGCCGATTGCAATTTTGCCCCAGCCCGTACTCTTGCGGACATAGACATAACTGTCATCAACTCTAATTTCGCCAACTTCTGCTACTTCTGATTCTGAACTTGGAGCAGCACTATTTGGTGCAATCTTACCTGTAACTGTACCTGTTGCACCATCAATTACTACAGAAGAGTCATCACCAAATACTGAACCTCTAATATCAATAGTTGCGGTACCGTTTAGCACTGCTGCTGGTATTGTGCTGCTAACAGCGTCTATTAGTAATGTACTATCATCGCCAAACACACTACCTTTAATATCAGTTACAGGACTTCCTGTGTACGATACTTCGCCTGTTGTAGCATTGTACATTAGCATAGTTGTACCAACTGCATTTCTAACTGGTTTAACTATAAACTCGCCTGTTTGAGTTGTGTTTAATTCAGTCTCTGTTTGGGCATTAATCACAATTGTATTTGCGTGTTGATTTAAGTGACCGGCTCTTTCACCAATTGCGATTGCATTTCCGCCTTGGCCTGATTGACCCGCTTCGTCACCAATTGCAATTGATGATGCACTTTGGTTTGTTTCACCTGCTTGATGGCCGATTGCTACTGCTTCTTCGGCTTGTGAATTATATCCTGCTTGATAGCCAATTGCAACTGATCCTCCAAGTTGGGTAAGTTCACCTGCACGGTATCCAATTGCAATTGCAGCCGAACCTTGGCTTGCTTCACCTGCTTGATTACCAATTGCAATTGCATTTCCAACTTGGCTCTCTTCACCTGCTTGATATCCAATTGCAATTGCATTTGCACCTTGATTGTTTTGACCTGCTTCGTCGCCAATTGCCACGGCATCTTCACCTTGGTTTGTTTGGCCGGCCTGTTCGCCAATGGCTATTGCATCACTGCCTTGGTTTGTTTCACCTGCACTTGAACCAAGTGCAATTTTTGATTCACTTGTTCTTAAACTTGTTGTATCTACTGCGCCAACAATCTTACCTTCAACACCGTCAACTAGTAATCCTGAATCGTCTGCAAACACTGATCCTGTAATATCAATTTTTGGATCAAATGCAATAGTAATCTTATCGTTGGGTGAATCAAGTGTAATACCAATACCGTAACCAGGTTCAAACGTTAAAATATCAGCAGTACTATCTGCTGCTAAACTTGTTTGTCCATCAACAGCAATCTGTTGGAATGTTGGAACTGCTGGAGCACCGTTTGAAACAGTTGTAATACCTGTTGCACCGTCTGTCGAAACTGTAATACCAAAACCTTGTTGTACTTCTAATACACCTGTGTTAGTAAACTGTACTGCACCTGTTGTTGCACTAACTGAGATACCTTCGCCTGGTGTTCTTCCTGTTGCTCTGCTAGGAATGTTAGTTGTGTTTTGTGCAGATGTAACACCTGTGTTAGTAATTGTTACATTGCCTGTTGCTGAACTAACTGTAATACCTGTACTTGCAATTGCTTGTGTTACACCATCGTTAATAAATGTAATACTGTCTGCATCACTTCCTGCTACTAGTTGTACACCTGTGCCACCGTAAAATGATAATGTATCATTTGTATGATCAGCTTCAACAATGTCGCCATCATCTAAGTTGATATATCTAAAATATCTTTTTTCAGGATCAATAATTAAGTCACCGTTAATAGTTGAACCAAATGGTAAATCAACTTTACCACTTTCACCTTTAACGTGTGCTGTACCTAAGTATAAACCGTTATCTTCGTTACCTGCTGAAGATAATGTTTCAGCAACATGTACTTCTTTCCATTTATGTGTAGCATCACCTAAAACTTTTACAGAGTCTGCTGCTGGTTTAACAGAAGTTGTAAGTGCTTCTAAGTTAAGTGTGCTGAATTCATTAAGTCCTTGTGTTTTACCACCCGATGAATATGCAGTAAATGCTGTGCCATTAACAGCTGAACTAATTCCTGCGTCTGTATAAAGAGCAAAGGTGTTACCTGTTAGTACATCTGCATAGTAAGTATTACCATTTAGTTGTGTCATACCTACTACATCTGTAATAGTTACACGTTGTCCATCAGTAAGTCCGTGTGCTGTTGAAGTTGTAACTACAACAGGACTTGCCTGAGTAGCATTAGTAATTGTTTTTTGTTCGCCGCCAGCAAGTGTTGCACCAATAGTTACAAAGTTTGCATTGACTTCATCTAATGCACTTTTAAACTTATCCCATAAGAGTGGTGGATTACCTGGCGTTATGTTTGTATTATATGCCATTAGTTTCTCCCTACCGCTACTTCAATTGTGCCTATATGATCGCTATCATATGCTTCAATTGCTTTTCCAATAATTGTACCTGCTCGTACATCACCATCTGCTACTGTACCAACACCATGTATGCCTGCACACACAATTAAATCACCTTTTTCAATCTTGCCAACTACCTTACAAGGTACTCTACCTTGCAGCGCAACAAGATTTTTAAATCCAGGACACCCTGCGTACATAACATATGCTGCTCTATTCGAAACAACACCTGCTACTTTTGGATCACCTTTCTTATTAGAAGTTGTGACTTCCTTGTCACCACCAAATACTAACACTGTTCCGACTTCGTATTCCTTGTCACCTTCGTAGTATTCTGCAAGGTCAGCTGCATAAGTTGCTTCAAACCTTGATTCACTTGGAGTTGTTCCTGTTAATGTCCAACGTCCTGTTACTGTACCTGCTGTAGTATTACCACCAGTTGTTAATGCTGTTGTAACAATTTGTGATGCTTCGACAGGTGCTAGTGATACACCGTTCTGTGTTCTAAACTTATGATAGTCGTTATCATATAAGTTTCTCTTATCTGTTGCAAGTGAACCGTTCTGTAAATATATACCACCACTACCACTTGAACCTGTATACAATCTTACGTAACTTGCAGATCCTGATGTACCATAACCTACTGATGTGTTACCGTTAATATTAAATGAGCTTGTAGCGTTCCAAATTCTTGCACTGGCATCTGCGTTACTATCTCTTTGAACAAGTTGACTTGCAGTTGCGTTAGCGGTTGCTTCGATAATACCGTAATCAACATCAGCTGTATTACTTGAACTACTTGTTCTTCTTAAGAAACCAGTTGCATTAAATTGTGATTTTTTAACAGAGCCACCTTGATCAACAACTGTTGTCATTAATACATCTGTAGGAGCACTAGCACTTAGTAAGTTATTACCTAATACACTCTTACCAGTAACGTTTACTAGTTTTGCTTTTGTAATCGTGCCATCTGTAATTGTTACCCAACCGTTTGTAACAGTAAAGAATGTATTATCAAATGCTGCAATACCTTTTTCAGCTTGTGTAATACCGGTATCATTTGCACGTACTTGAGCATCTGACATGTTTAATTTACTTTGTACAATTGCTGCTGAAGCATTAATATCAGCGTTATCAATTACGCCTGGTTGAATCTGTGCGTCAATTGTATTTGCAGTTGAATCAATACCTAAAGCAATATCACCTACAACAGATGCATTAATAGCATCGTTGTTATTACCTGTGAATACAAGTATATCATTTGCTTCAAGATTAGTTAGTGTAAATTCTTGTAAGTTACCAAATGTTAAGTTTCTTAAGTTAACTACGTCTTGTGGCTGTGTTGGATCACCAACATTGATCAGTTTAAATCCACCTTGGTCAATTGGGCCTTTCATAGCCAGTGAACCGTCTAGCGCCATAAAGCCGCCACTGATTGGTGGAATTAAGTTTGCTGATGTTACTGGAGCACCACCGTGTGTGGTACCAAGACGTCTTTCAATGTAAAGTCTGGTTGCGTTTTCTGTTGGTACTGTATCAACAGCGTTGTCAGTCATACCAGAGTCTGTACTAAATTCTGAAACAGGAACACCACGTTTAAATCCAATACCGTCCAAGTTACTCAATGCGATAGCTGCTGAGAACGTAACCTGTCCTGTACCTTGGTCAACTCTAAAGAACGGTCCAACGTTGAAGTTACCAAATTGGTCTGTGGTTACATAGAACACACGTCCAACGTTTCGTTCATCTGTTTCTGTATCAGGGTTGAACGCATTAACTGATGGTCCATAAATCTCTGTTGGGTAGTTGGTATCAGCATATGATCCTGTACCAATCTCAAGTAAGTCATGAGATGTAACACGAGTCAATGATATTCTAATTGTTAGTTTACCATTAGCACCATCTGATCCTCTTGCTACAGCAGATTTAACTGTGTATGATGCTTCATACTGTGTAAGACTATCTACTAATGGTTTATTAAGTGTAACCCTTGCCCAAGGATTACCAACTACGGTTTCATCTTCAAACAAGTCAATTACATAAACTTCACCGTTGAATACAAATGTACTTCCTTGTACCCTTGATCTTTCCTGAGGAGCAACAGCAACAATAGCAAATGAACTATCGCCTACAGCACCTGTTGGTGTATAGTACGAATGTGTTCCACTTTGAACACCTGTTGTATCAATTTGTACTGCGCCTGCTAGTGTTGGATATCTAACACTTACTGTAAATGTGTTTGCATCAAGAACTGTGTGTACAAAGTAATGTGTACTTGTGTTAAGTCCTGTTGGTAATGAACCAGTTGTTGTGAAAACAATTGGATCACCTTGTGTAAAGTTATGCGTTGTTTTTGTAATAACAGCTGGAGAGTTAACAGATATTGTACAAGTTTCTGTTGTACCTGCTTTTGCTTCGCCTGGCTTGTACAGTGTTAAGTCAATATAGTTGTAGTTCTCTCTAAGCGTTGTAACAGTTAAGCCTTCAATAATAGCTGAATGTGTACCTGTGCCTGTATCTGTTGTAGTTACAGGTGTCGAACCATTAATAGCACTTGAAAGTTCAAAGTTTGTTGCGGTTAAGTTTTCTTCTCTAACCCAATAAGTTTCACCTGATGTAATTCCTGCTGGTAATGTACCTGTTGAAGTAAAGCTCAATCTATAGTTGAATAATTGTTTATGTGGTACAACACATTTGATAGTTGGTGTACCGGTTGTTAGTACCAGTGCCGAGCCTCCAGCACTTGTACTTAAAACTACTTGATCGTATTTTGGAACACTAATAACATGATAAGTTGTACTTGCAGTTATTCCATTTGCAGTTGATCTTGGAACAATAGTATCGCCAATAACTAATCCGTGATTCTGACTAAACGTAGCAACATTAGTAGTTGCTGTTGTTGCAGTAATACTTGCAAGGAATGTACCTACACCGGGTGCTGCTGCTGTAAATTCTACTTCGTAGTTACCTCTTGAATCAGTTGATGACTCAAACTGTAGAACACGATAAACATCTGTGTATTCTTGTAATATCAAACCAGTTGATGGTCTTGTAGCAACGTCAACAAGTTCACCTGTTAACATAACCTGCGAGTTAGAACGCAACGACATTTTAGCATTGTCTGGAATAACAGCAAACAATCCATCGAAGTTACCAGTTGAGTCACTTGTTAAATTAAGTTTAGCAACACCAGCTGGCAAGTCATTAGTTGAAACTGATGTTACAGGATATCTATAAATTACATTACCATGATCAACTTCAAGTTCTGAGTTGTTAAGTGGCGTGTAGTCGTATCCGTCAACATAAAGGAACAGTCCACCTTGTGTGTTTGCAAATCCTGCACTTGGGAAATAACTGTAAACTGTTTGTGCAAGGTCATTGTATAATGAAGTTGGTGTTGGAACCTCAAGTGGATCCGAACCATCTGCAACCAATGCATAGATACCATGTGCAGAAGAACCACCAACGGATCTAATCTGCGCACCGTTAAGTGACATGTACGATGCATAACAGTAATATGTAAACATCGAAACTGCTTCTGTTAAACCACCGTTGGTTGCAAGTAGGCCGTAACCCATATCAGCAACCTGTGTAAAGTCATTTGATAGCATTGATCTGTTACCAGGCATCAATACTTCATAAATTCTTTCTATTGAGTGTGTTCCGCTACCAGCACTTGTTGTTGCAACTGATAAACCACCTAGTGAAGTACTAACTTGGAATGTGTTAGTTGTTAAATTAACACCTGAAACAAAGTAATCTGTACCAACAACTAATCCAGTTGGCAATGCACCTGTTGTTGTAAATCTAACAACAGCACCTTCTTGTAATTTGTGTGCTGATGAAGTAATAACAGCAGGGTTAGCATTTGTAATTGTAGCAGTAACAGGTCCAGCGGTTCTAGTAAATGGTGTAGTTTCATCTAAGATGAATGATGCTGACGAGCCGTTTTTGTTAAAGACAAAATCTCTAACGTAGTTTACTCTGAATACTGTATCATCAACAATAAACGAACAAGGAAGCTGTGGTATTCTGTCTAGTCCTGTTACTTCAATTCTTGTAGGTGCTGTAGATGAAGCGTGTCTAAATTGTAAGTTACCAGCAAAGCCGTCAACAAACATACCACCTGCAAACGTTTGTGCGTTTTTGGATTTTGAGAATGATGCTGATTCTTGACAGTATGGTGACTTAGCAAGGATTTGACCTTCTGGGTCAAGTACCATCATAAAGCCGCCATGCCCTTGACCTGTAACAGCTCTAATAATGTTAGCGTCATTCATTAAGAATACGTCTAACTTGTCGTTCTCTTCTGGATAGTTAACACTACCTGATCCGTCAATTACATCTTCAATAGCATCAAATAGTTCAGCAACAACTGATTGTGTTCCTGTTTCTGCTACAAATGATGTATCAATAACCTGTAGTGCTGTAGTTATTGTTCCTGGAAGTGCTAAGTTTTGTATAACATAATCAATTGCTAACTGAGCTCTTTCAAGTCCTGCAACTGTTTGTGAAAGTTGTGTAGTAATTGCTTTCCGACCACTTGCAGTCTGATAATATTTTAAACCTGCGGAAATAGTTCTATTATATCCACCGTACTTCAGGTCAAATATCATAGCATCAATAATTAATCCTACATCACGTTTACATTGTGTTTTGATATATGTATATGTGTTTGTAAATGGTGCAATGTTTCCAGCAATTTGCGTATCGATCCAATCAACAACTTCGTTTTGAATGAATGATTTATTAAGTTTAATAAGTGCTGCTGACTTTCTGTAAGCACCTTTATTATCAATTTTAGGGTAAACTGGTTGTGTTGAGTCTGATAGATAATGATGACCATACAATTGCGTAGCAGTTGTCAACCCATCGATATTTGTATCTCTTCTAAATTTCTGGAATGCCCAAGGAGAACTAGAAGTTCCTGCTCTTGGCTTAATAAGAACACGTCTAAACTCATCACCAATGATTGCAACGTTCTGCGGTACTTTAAGTGGATAGTTTTCTTGATAAATTCCACTTTCAACAAGGACTGCAATTTGAACTTGGTTAGTAATATCACCATATGAAATAGGTTCATCAAGTATAAATGTTCCATACTTAATATCTACATCAAATATCTCGTTACCGTTACTATCTAATGATCCGTCGTGTGCAAGAATCTGCGCAAGTGCGCCTGATGTTTCGCCACGTAAGTGTAAACCTTCTCTAATATCTCTCGTTCTAAATGCTACCGGAGTATCTGTTAATACATCGCCTGTGTAGTCTGTACGATATCCATCTGTTTTTAATAAGAATCTTGGCAAGTCAACTTGAACAGTTCCAACTGTTGTAAATCCACTACCTGCATCTGCAATATCAATACCAGTAATAACACCACCGGATATAACTGCTGTACCAAAAGAACCTGTTGCCCCTGTTCCTACAACACGTACAGATACTAAACTGTAACTGTTACCACCACTGCTAATATCAACACCGTTTACTTTATATGTTACATCAAATGTAGCACCTATACCAAATGTTGAATCAGAAGTTGTAACAACGCCGCTTGTTCCAGGTAAAACTGTGTAATCACCTTGTGCTACAAGTTTAAATGTTGTGATAGCACCTGGTGTTGTTGCTGTTGATAATACTTCAATAGTTGCATTTGAACCTGTACCACCTTGCAGTGTAATAATATCGCCTGCTTGATAGTTTGCACCTGGTGCATTCATAGTAATAGTATCAACACTCATTCTTGCACTACCAACAAATCCTGCACCTGATGAAGGTGACGTATCAATTTGTGAAAGTGTTACAGTGCCTGAGCCGTTATTAAATGTAAGTTGTTTCTTATAAGGACCAATATCGTCTAATGATTCTAATACTATTTCTTCAGCACGTTTTAATGCTGCTTCAATTGTTTTATAAGCATAAGCAAGAGCTCTACCTTGTAGTTCTTCACTTACACCTACTCTTTCGTCTTGACCTGAGGTAGCAACATATAGATTTACCTTACTACCAAATGATGCATTATCAACATATTGTTTAGTTGCAGCAATCAAGCCGTCATATAAATCGTCATCTGCAGGTTCTGGGCTTCTGCTTAAAATTAATGGACCAGTCATTGTACCAAATGCTACATTTGGATTACCTGTTGACGGATCAATAGCACCAATACCTGCTCTTGAAATCTTTGTATCTACATATGCTTTGTTTGATGCTTCATCATCTGAAACAGGAGTATCCATATCTTTAATACGGTATGTGTTACCACCTGATGCAACAGATAAGTTACCACCTAGTTGTGGGCTAGGGTCACCTGAGATTTCACTAAACTCAGTAGCAACAATAATTTGGTTTGAATTTGAAGTATCATCTACTGTGATACCTAAACCTGCTGTAATCTGCTTAAACTGTAATCCGTCTGTTGTTGGATTAACTGCTAGTACAGCACCTTCTTGACCTAAAAATGTAGTAGGAGTATCGTCAAGTGCAATAAAAGTAAGTTTTTCACCAAGTCCTAGTGAGCTATATAGTTCTTTAAAATTATCATTCGTCTTACGAAACGAATCTCTAATACTATCGCCGGTACCATCGTTACCTATTGCGCCTATATCTACAATCTTACGTGCCATGTACTATGTCTCCAAGTATCTTATTCCTAATGTATTTAGCCAATAATTTTACAAGCCTAATGTAAAATAGTAAATACATGTATGTTCATTAAAACTGAAAAAGTACATACTCACTATAAACGTCAGAGTAAACTTGGCAAAAAACACGAATATCTTCGTGAAAAAACTGTTGTTCACCTACAGTGTGATAACTGTGATACTGTATTTACCAGGGATCTAAAAAAGATGAACTCAAGCCGGTTAAACAACAACTACTTCCATGTGTGTACTAATTGTGATGCTAAACGTTTTGCTCAACGCAAAGGTGTAGAACAGAAACAAGTATGGGATTTGCCTGCAAATACAGACTTACCTTTATCTAAATTCTAGTAGATCTACTAGTAAGTTCTTTTTTTACTTTTACTATAGTTTTAGGCTTTGCATTACTGCTACCTATATAGTCTACTAGCTCTTGTGTAGAGATACACTTCATGTAAAAGTGTTGAGTTTCAGTTTTACCTGTGGATTTATTTCTAATTTTTTGTGATGGTTTAAATTTTACTGGCATTATTCTGGACCGTTATTGTGTTTTCTTTTTAATTTTTTATTATCCCAATCCTCTATTGCTTCTTTAATTGATTCTTCTGCTAGTATCGAACAATGTAGTTTCAATGTAGGAAGTTCTAAAGCATCTGCTATGTCTTTGTCTTTGATTTGCTGTGCTTGTTCAGTAGTTATACCTGTTA